ATTAAGTGAAAATGCTAAAATGTTAAAACAATCAACGGAAAGTTTTTTTCGTTTAGAATTTTATAAAACATCAAATGATGATTCACCGAATCAAACAAACAGAAAGTTAGTTTTTTCAAAAAATTTAACACTACCGTTAGGTGAAAAAGTTTATTTTACCGGAACTCCATCTGGTTCAACATTACCATTAAATGATTTTGTTTTTTTACCTGTCTTCACAGGTTCAAATTATAAAAATACTGAAAATATGTATTTTTTTTGGTTTTTAGATGATTCACCATTTAGTGAAACAAACATTACAGGAAATACTTTTTACATGACCGCAAAGTTTTATAATGCGAAAGATGGTTCGGTAATTGATTTTGTAAATAAATCAAAATCTATTGGTCAAGAAATAATTGAGGAAGAAGATGTGTATTATAAAGTAATTATTAATAGAACCGATTATTCATATATTGTATACCAATATAACGGGTCATTAGGTTCAAGAAAAGGTCAACTTAGTGCACCGATAAATTTTTATGAAAGAAGACAATAATGGATATTAAACCGCCTTTAAAATACGAAATACGTAGGAAATCGATTCCTAATTTAAAATTGTATGCGGTTGATAAACCATATTGGTACAATAGTTTAGGTGGATTGCTTGAACTAACCAATACAAGTATTATCGATTCTCTAGATGGTTATATCATTTATAATGTCACAGGTGGTACAGTTTCTTCAGGTTATTATATTTGGTCAGGAACAACCATAGATGCAAATTCATACGGTGATAGTGGTTGCGATTTAAGTTTAAAATTGTACGAATGGGAAAACATATCAAAATCAGAAGCATATGACGACCACGATATTCCTCTCTTTTTGGAAAGTTCTGTAGATGAGATGGGGGTTATGGTTGGATTTGATGGTCAGATTGAACAAGTTGAACAGATTTGTAATTTTTCATATACCCAAACAGGCAACACCGTATATGTCTATAACACAATAGATACTTCAAAAGTTTCTGAAATTTACGATATAAATTTTACTGTTGATTGGGGTGATGGGACATCATCTATTTTAACCGCAACAGGCATAACGGCAAATAAAACATATTCTTCAACGGGTTCAACGGTAATTTCAATCTCCGTCAATACTCCATGGACACAATTTGAAACAAAAAAAGTAATTCAAATACCATCAAACACAACAGTTCCAAATCCATTGGGTACTTTTTCAGGATTTACTATTCCATATACCAATATTACTGGTCAAAGTCAAAGTTATATTAGCGATTACGACAATGACTGTGATGGGACATATACAGGTAACACCGTATTTTATTATGCGTCGATAGGTAAAAGTAGAATTAATGAAAAGAAACTTTATGGTGGTAACACATATACTGGTGTAACAACAGGAATCACAAATAATTTGATTTATAGTGCATACACAATTGATGATTTATCCTACAGAGATTTCGAAGATGGAACAACAACAATTACGGGTGCAACATCAGGGTTCACAAAAGAAGAAGTTATTAATTGTGTAATAACTAGAAACGAACATTTCTTAGGATTTATCGATGAGCCTGTAATATATTCAGATATTTTTGTTGAAAGAGGAAAACAAGGTGTTCTTGAAAAAACATTTAGATTATCTGAAATTGACAATACGGGAGAACTATCGTATTATGGTAATGGATATTTTAATATCAGAAAACAATAATTTTTATATTTATAAATAAAAAAAAATGGCAACGGGTTCTTACGGTATAATACGACCATCAGACATTTCACCAGAAGATGTTGAAATATATTTTCATTATGTTTCTGACAGGAATGCAACTTCTGATGTAACATTTAAAAGACTAAATTCTGTTGATGTCTTAACACCTGTTTATCATAATTCAGATACAACAGATGATACTTCTGCACCAAATGTTGAAATATTAGGTGGATTATATAATTTAAAGTTAACATCCGATGACTTTTCTGATTTGGGTGTTTATACACTTCATATAAGACCAAAACAAATTAGAACAACAATTACCGATTGTGGAATTTTAGCGTCTTTACCATCAGTAAGGGGTTTAATCATTGATTTATCAAATGTACCATCGGATGATAGAAATAAATTTACTCCTCAAGGGTTGGTTGGATATAGAATTGAATATATAAATTCATCTGATAATAAAAAAATACCTAATTTTTATAGAATTGTTACCTCGTCTTTTTATTGTACACCAATTGTTTCTAATTTAACAAGTACATCTCAAAAAGCCATAAGATACCAATATAGTGAACAAGTAACGAATTTGATGTTTTTAACAGTAACACCATCTTCCGCACCAACAAATAAACCAAATACGGTTCCATTTATCGGTGTACCATCTCAAAAAATAATTTTAACAAACACATATTTAAATCCCACAACGATAGAGATTGAAATGGTTGAACATGACGCTTCAACACTTGCATATGCATTGTATGGTAATCAAAGTAAGGCGGTTTCACAAGGTATTTATACCATTTACGACAACAATAACAACATATATAAACAGTATAATCTTTACGAAGTTAAAGATGAATTCAATGAAACATTATATGAAGTTCGTGAAGAGAGAACTGACATTGACGAAACACTAAACTTTGATACTATCACTGAAACATAATGGCAAAAAGAAAAGTACCAAGTCAAGCTGCAAATGGTGCGGAAACATTTAATGATTTCTTAGTTGGTAGACAAATAACAGATGGTTCGTCCGCTTTAACAAATACCGTATTTGCTTTAGATAATATAATTCCACAGAGAGACTCGAAAAGTTTCTCAACCACTCCTTTTTCTGAATTTTTAACTTTAGATTCAATAAAAAAAGTAGAAGGAATTCAAACAACAACTAAAACAAATTCGAAAAAAACAAATGAGGTAACATTTAAACCAAATAAAAAATATGCGGATAAGTCTTTATTTGGTTCATTATCAAGTAGGATATTAGTTTCATTAACGAGAATCATTAATAAATTTCCGGGTGGTATTTCTGTTGATGCGAATAGTCCAATAGGTAGTTCACCATATAGTGTATCTGGTTCAACATATGACGATAGTTCACATACTACAATTTTTTATGTTGAAAGAAGTAAGTTTTTTAACCCATTTGAATTGGTTCTCATTACACCAAATTCATATATAAAACCAGAAACGGAAAATGAATTAAGAAATTTTTATTCATCATACACAAAATATGTTTTAGTTGTTAACAATACACCTTACAATATTCTTGAATATACAGAACCGAATACCGATAATGTTATTCAATTTAAAGTATATGGTAACCCCTTTACTGGTTCAACATATTCAGATGATATTTTAATTAGGCCAAATGATGGTTTAGTTGAAGAGTTTTTTTTAGGTCTTGACGATTTAGAACAGTCTTTATTAAACAGAGAAACAAACCCAATATACACTTCCACATTTAAAGTACCGAGAGACAGTCAAGACAATTCAAAAATATCATTAACAGATGTAACAACAAATTGGCCCGTTTCTAGTGATGGACATAACATTCAAATTACTGGTATTGATTATGAATTGTTTGTAACAAGATTAAGAGACATTGCGGATGAAATTGATGATTTCAAATCTAATTTAATGATTAGATTTTTATCTTCCCCTCAATTATTTGAATTTGATACCGAAGATAAAAGAATAGAAAGTGTTTTTCAATTATACGGACAAAGTTTTGATAGTGTAAAAAAATATATAGACAATATTGCTTACATGAGAAATGTAAGCTATGACTCTATTAATAATTTACCCGATGTTTTATTAAAAAATTTATCTGAAAATCTTGGTTTAACAACTACAAAACTATTTGATGAGAAAAATTTAGAGGAAATTTTATATACAAGAATAAACACAACATATAATGGTGTATCAACGGGAACAAATTTAGTTGAGGCCGAATATGAATTTTATAGAAGACTTTTAGTAAATCTTATTGAGATATACAAATCAAAAGGAACACGAAAAGCGTTAGAATTTTTTTTAAAATTTCTTGGTGCACCTGAACCTTTGATAAAGATAAATGAATACATTTATCAAGTAACATCAATACCATCAAGTTTTGATTTAGAAGATGACATATATCACGCAATTCAAGGTGATAAAGTTTATACTTATGCGGTTTTAAATATTACGGGATACACTTATGATAAAATTTCATATACCGGTTCAACTTCTTTTGATAGAGATGGTTATCCTGTTAATGAAATTAGTGGTTTACCAAGAAGAGCGTATAGTGATACTGAAGATATTTTCTTTGAAAAAGGTGCTGGATGGTATGATGTAACATTATCACATCGTTCACCTCTAATAATTGACACAAGCAATTCCATTCTAACAGGTAGAACAAAAACAATCATTACAAAAAATAAACCATACACATATGGTGAAGATTATTTTGATGTTTTTAGAACACTACCTGGTTTAGATACAGGATATAATTTGGTTTCGGATATTGATAACACCAAAGCAAGACTTAAAGAAGACAATTCAGATTTAATACTGAATAGAAAAAATATTGAAATATATATTTCACCAGCAAGGGCAATTGATTACGATGTTTTCAGACGTAGCAAAGAATTAGAAATTTCTTTTGGAACAAATAATAGTTTACCGACACAAACAGGAAAAACATTCGTTGAATTTTTAGATACATTTATTCATAATCTTGTAAAAAATTCAAATAAAATTCGATATAAAAAGAATTATATCCAATTAGAAGATGTGTATCGTGATTATATTTCACAAACCACGGGTTTTACCCCTTTTCATCAAATAACAGTAACTGAATTTGTTGACAAAATTTCACCTTATTGGGTTCAATTAATTGAACAATTGGTTCCAGCATCTACGCTTTGGACTGGTGGAAATTTAATCGAAAACAATATATTTGGAAGACCAAAATACCCATATCAGTATGATTGTCAACCACTTCAATTTATTGAGAGTTTATATCCAAATTTTGAAACCTATATAGAAGAAGATTTAGAAAATATATTAGGGGAAGAGGTTAACTTTAGGTCATTATTAAAATTAACGGGTGTTACTTTTTATCCGATAATTGAAATAGACGGGACGATATATGGGGGAGCGGATTATAGTGGGTTAACATCAAACATGTATGTCGTTTTAAGTGGTACTACCAATACGTCAAATAGTGCAAAATTATTTAATTTACAACCTTTAACAGGATGTACTAGTGGGGTAACAAGTAATGACCCAATTAATTTGTCATTGATTTGTGATTATAAAGATTATTTGGAACCCGATATTGACAAAATTAAAGAGTTATGGTTAGATGCTTTAGGTGAATTAATTTCAGATATATCAATCACACGAAACAGTGCTGGATATGAACCATATGCACCATTTACGGGTACAACTGGTCAAACCTATGTTTCAGAAACGGTTCCGTTAATTAAATGGGAAACATTTATTGATGTTGATGGTATTGAAAAAGTTAGATTTTCTTCAGTAAAATTGGGACCGAATAATTGTTCTGTAACTAATTATTTTGATTATAGATTTGAAACAGATTACAGTGTAACTAAAAATAGTAATTTAATGAGTGCACATGTATATGGTGACGGAACTGTATATTGTGAAACACCAACGGGGTGTACTTTAGTTTCAGATTTATACATTGAGTTAATTGGTTATAAAACGGGGGTTCAAGAGGGGACAGATTGGTCGTTTTATTTTTATGCAAATTGTATAAGTGGAACAAATCAAAACGCGGATGTTTATATTGAAAAGGTCAGTGATTGTGTATATAAATTAACAGGGGTTTCCGAAAATGATATCATAAATTTCAATATAATTGATGCGGCAAATAAAGAAGTTAAATTTAAAATTTTAGGTTTACAACCAAAAATTGAACATGACCCTTGTCCTGAACCGAGTGGAAAGACACATACAGAAATTTTTGACATTGTTAGTTATCAAGGAACATCGGGTAACACCATTTCTTGTTATTCAGAGGTTACATATTGTGATAACTATACTGGTTATACAATTCAACCAAAAATAGAATATAAGACAAATTTTGATTATGGTTTGAAATGTGATTCATTTGTTTTATTGGTTGACTCTGGTGTCAATTGTAATGATGATACAACATATCAAGACATTGAGTCATTTATTAGTGGTGGTACAATAACAAAAACAAATGTTTGTGATTTATCTGTTGGTGATTATATATTATCAGCGGAACTTAGACCATGTACAACATATTCACATCAAAATATTTTAAACGGAACATCATCCGGTTTTTCATTTACATATGGTTATAGAAAAGTACAAATAACAAATATTGAATGTTTGGGGTCGATTAAAAGTAATTTGATTACAGGACAAACTCAAAATGGTGATTATGAAACTTTTGAGGTTCTTCCAACAACACAACTTAGAGTTTATACAAATAAAATAGTTGAAAATTTTGGTGTACCACAAAATGGTCGATATTTCTTTGATTTTAGATTTCCTGAAGAATTACAAGTAAAACCAACAGATTTTGTTGAACCATGTTGTAATCACCCAAAAGAATTATATAATCGAGGAGATTTTTTGATAAATCAATATGGATTCCCAATTGAGGTTATAGATGTTGATTTGGATTATTGTAATCCTAATTTATATTTTAATTTAAATCTTGAAACTGATTGTGGTCCATATAATGATTCATTATTAATCGTTTTTAATGGTAATTTAGATGAACAAGTTCTAATAGGGCATAAGTATGAAAACCATCCTGATATAAATTTTGACTTGGGACAATATTATGTTGATGATGAATGGTGTCCAGATGTTCCAAGTGATTTTGATTTATTAAATGATATTTTTTGTCCTGAATCACCACCAACACCTTCGGTTACACCAACAATGACTAAAACACCTTCTGTAACACCAACTAGTTCAGTTACACCATCTCGTACACCATCAGTGACACCCTCTGTAACACCAACTAGTTCGGTTACACCATCGGCAACATCTC